CTATCCCTGTCAGATACTATAGTAGAAACAGATTTTGTTGGAGCATTTGTCATCTCTGTACATCTGTTATTTAAAGGATTACTTACTCGTGGATCCCAAGTAAATGTTTTTCCATTTCTAATTGTTGCAGTGAGTATTGCACCAAAATTATCTAAAGACCAGTTTCCTGGATCAAGTATAACTGATGATGTCGTAGTCTGTTGTCCCCAACCTATAAAGTTTGTAATTTCAGTAACAGTTGCACCACTACTATGTGCTGCAGTTGATGTTCCTTGCGCTCCTCTTGTAATACCTGTTAAATCATTTGAACTTACACCTGTGTATGTAATTATTTCTTGATCTACTAATATAGTTCCACCAGTCCCAGAAAAACCTGTTGCACTGGTAAGTGTAATACTTGTTCCAGATCCACCTGTACCAGCAGTATCATTTTGTAAAAGTCCGTTAAGAGTATTAGTTAATGCACCAGAAACATTACCTCCCCAAGTACCTGTGCCCCAACCATAACCATATGTTTGAATCGTTGGTCCAATTTCTACATAAGCTCTTATAGTTGCAGATCCTTGTGTTGTCATACCTGACCCTCCTTCTACGGAAGGCATTGTTATTGTAAAAGTGTCTGCAGCAGCCGTAATAACTTCAAATGTTACATCTTGAAAATCTGTAGAACTAAAAGTTGTAGCTGGACCAACTGGAATTGTTACACTTTCAAATAAAAAATAATCTCCAGATATTAGACCATGCGCAGTTTTAGTAATTGTTACGGTCGCTGATCCTGGACTTGATGAAAATGAAGCACCAGTTAATCCTGTTTCTAACGGAGTAACATCATAGAAAGCATCTTCGTAATATATTAATAAAACTTTTGATGTTCCAATAGCAGCATATTTTCTACCTTGTAAATCTGTCCAAGTGTGTTGAGCTCGCGCAGGTCCTGCAATAGTCTTCTGTCCTATGGCTGCAAATCCACCAATTTTTTCTGGTTGAGCATATCTAAATCTAACAAAATCACCATCAATCCATCTACCTTCTGCTCCTGAAGGTGTATCTGTTTTGTCAAAACCTGGTAATAATTTTACATTTGTAAGAGGCATACGGTATTTTACACCATGTTAAAGCTTCTTCCAAGTCGTTGGTGAAGGCATGTTATGTTCAGATTTAATACCTTTTTTCATTGTTAAAAGCACGTCCCCTGATATAGAAATACGTGGCTCCTCTTTTTTATTTATGCCTGTCTCGTGAAAAAGCATAGATGGAAATATAACTATATTACCAGTTTTTGCAGGATATTCTGCTTTAGCAAAATTTATTTCATCCCATTTTTTAAAATAAGGATCTCTTTTTGGTATATTCAAACCTATCTTGTTTGCCTCATCGTCAATAAAAAAAAGATTACCTTGATCCTCAGCTTTAACATAATATACAAAACTAAAATGACTAGTCATATGTCTATGATATGAAATAAATTGTTCTTTTGTAGAATAAGTAGCCCATGATTTTGTAATATACATTTCAAACAATTCTAAATCATAATGTTGTCTGTGAACTGCTGCTATTAGGGCTTGAGCAATTTCATCATATAATTTATTAAACCTAGGATCTATGTGTAAATTGTCATTTATTGATTGTAAGTCTTTTGCTTTTATGTCCGTTGTCCGTGCATATTGAGAATTTGTTGCAGTGACTAACTCAAGTATTGGTAAAATATTTTTATTAATTTCTTCGTAGTTTTGTATTTGTGAGATATAAATAGGACTACCAAACCATTTAGATATATTAGTCATCTAAAATGCCTTTAGTGTCAAACCAAATATAGCTATTAAGCTTTGATAATAAATTTTCCATATCTTTATCTTTAACAACGTAAACAAGTGTTTCGGTGCAATAATCTTTTATAGCTTCATATCGATGATGTCCATCTAAAAGTGTTTTATTAGAGTGAACAACAAGTGGACAAAGTAAACCATTTTTTTTTATATCAATTTTAAGTTGATTTATTAATTCATTGTTTAATTTAGATTGTCTGGGTTTTATAGAGTTAATCTTAACACTATTTAATATTGTGTTAAATATTATTTTTTTAGGTTTTAAGAACACTACAAGATTTTTAAAAATCTATAAACAATTTCTCCGTTACCACCAGAACCACCGCTTGTAGATCCACCACTTACTTGAGCAGCACCACCACCACCACCAGAACCTCTTGTTCCCTGACCTCCGTTAGTACCTCCTCCAGATGAAGAACCTCCTGAACCTCCAGATATTCCTCCATCGTAAGAATTAGCCCCTGCAAATCCAGATATTCTACAATTGTCTCCTCCGCAGTTTCCAGATCCTGACAAACTACCTGTTGCACCATTACCACTATCGTTAAAAGTTCCTGCAGGTCCTGATGTATTTGTGTTTACATTTTTAGTCACACCATCAGAATCTCTAAAAGTTCCCGTGCTAACACTTGAGCTAACGGTAGCAGATCCAGGTGTTCCTGCAGTATTTGTTCTAAGAGGCCCTTGTACACCACCTCCTGTACCACTAGATCCACCTCCACCCGTGAGTGTAAATAAAGATCCTGTGGAAGATCCAGATAAAGTTGTTGATGTTCCACTACCTGCACTTACACTAAATCCTTTACCAGCACCGCTACCGGCTGAACCAACAGAAAAAGACATTGTTTCACCACTAGATACTGAAAATATTTTATCAGAAACGTAAGCACCTGATCCACCGCCAGCACCTGCAGATTCTCCGCCTGCTTTATCATAATCTGCTCCACCAACTGCACCACCGCCGCCACCTACAGCTGCCTGTATATGAATTGCATTTGCATTACTTGGAACAGCAAATGTACCAGATCCAGATGAGACTGTAACAAAAGATGTAGCTTCAAAAGCAGTAAAAATTAATTTGTAAGTTCCGCTTACATTTGCATAAGCTTCGTTTACTTCTTGATATGTACCACCTACGTTAACAAAAATTTGATTAGCTTGTTGAAATGCACTTGAGTTTCTAACATAAGTTTCTGCCATTTAAACTCCTATGCATATACAAACCAAAGATCTCCGTCAGATCCTCCTGCTGGAGTTACATTAGTTGTAATTGTAAATTTTCTTGCTAATTTATCTGAGTCTACCGCATTATTAACTATTTTAGCAGTTGTTATTTGATTATCTGAAATTTTAACCGTTGTAATTTGATTGTCGGATATTTTTGCTGTTACAATTTGATTATCTGAAATTTTTGCTGTAGTGATTGCGTTATCAGCAATTGATGCTGTTCCAACTTCTCCACCTAAACTAGATAAATCAATTCTATTAATATTAGTACCATCTGAATATGCTATATGTTTTTTACCTTCGGTCATTGCAAAACCAGTACCACTTGCAGTTTTAAAAGTTATTGTGCTTGTATTGTGTGTAGTTCTGTCATCAAGTATATACATTTTTTCAATTGAGTTAGGAACAGTTACATTTGTTGCTCCTGTCAATGACCCACCAAAAGCTAAAACCATATTTCTTGCTTGAGATATCGATCCATCATCCATTGTAAGACCAATAGTAGTTGTTGTAACACTTATTGACTCAAAACCAGCAATTGCTTGCTGCACTAAATTTAAATTTGTATTTGTTTTTGTTCCCCATGTACCAGCGTTTTCACCGGTAGCCATAAGTTCTAGTTTTAGATCTGTCGAAAATGTAGATGCCATATTTGTATTATAATCCTATTATGCTGCAATATCAACTTCAACCCAAACATTGCTCACTCCTGGATCAACATTAGACCATGCAATTGTTCCTGGATTTCCTTCAGTTATTGTTAATTGTTGACCTGTAACAGGCACAGGTGTGTCTGCTTGTGTAGTAACAGAATTTAGAGATGTCGTTAAAGTTGAAAGACCATTTACCGCAAAAGATACATTTATTGAAACATCAACGGCTTGATCAGATATAGTTAATAAATTAGTAGATACGCTAACATTTGCATCACCAGTTAAAGCTATTGTACCAGTTGATGTATTTGCTTGTACGCCACTTGGATTTACTGCAGAAATTATATCAACGGAACCCACAGCTGTTGTCATTTGTATTCCTGAAGGAAATACTTCAGAAGATATTTCAAATGAAAGAGTTCCAGTTGATGTTTCTAATTCTTTTTCTGATCCTGCTACTATGGTTGTAGTAGCATCTGCTTGTACTGAAAATGTTCCGATAACAAAACTTAACTGTTGTCCAGTAGCAATTACATCAGGATCTACTTGTATAGCTCCTGTTTGTGTATTTAAGAGATTTGTTGTTAATTGAATTGTAGGATTTTGAATTGCAGTAATACTTACTGAACCTGTAGTTGTAGTAAGTGCGTTACCTGTAACTGCTACATTGGCATTTGTTCCTCCAAGTGAAGCAATAGGTGATTGAGCAATTGCTGTAATTCCTAACATATCTCTCCAATAAGCGTGAGGGGTTGGTGATTGAGGTGGTAAACCCCCCACACATCAGGATTATATCATCTCTTAAACCAAGAAGGAAGTCCTAGATGTGGACGTTTGTCAAACATATTATCTTTAGCTCCTGGTGTTTTACGATTATTATAATGCAAAAAAACTTGTACGCACTCTTTGCCTTTGAATTTCTCTCTCCAATGCTCTAGTTCACAGCCAGAATAAACTAACATATCTCCTGGCTCTAATTCTACTTTAATACCTTTTTTACCAGTCTCGCCAGAAGGCTCTAGATATATAGGCCAATCATCGCCAGCAAGATTCATAGTGGTTGATATTTCACAACTAAATCTATCTTTGTGTCTTTTAAGTTCATCACCTTTTTTATAAATTCTTGCATAAGTATATGCAGGATATAATTTTAAACCTGTTGCTTTTTCCATGCCTGGTTGACATTTTAATAATAAAGTTTCCATAACAATATTTGCATATTGAGAATAAGTATTTGGTATTTGTCCATCTATAGGATCTTCATAATATCCTAATATATTTTCAAATGGTGAAAAGTATCTTGATGCTTTACAAGTATCATAAACTTGTTTTTGCATTAAAAAATAGTTTGCAATAAAAGCTGCAAGATCTTTTGATATAGCTTGACGAATAATTGTAAACTTTTTTTCTTTAAACATCTTTTCCCATTTCTTTTGGTACTGCTTGTATATTCCAATGTATAAATCTAAAAGGTTCTTTTCCATGATCAACAGCATATTCATGTTCTAGATAACCTGGAAATATAATTAATGTTCCTGGTTTTGGTCTTAGATGAAATTGTTCGTGACCTGCCCATACACCTTTTAAGTTTGGTTTCATTTTTAGCTTTGTTGTTCTTGCACCGGTCTTTGGTTCGTGAAACACAGGGTATGATGTTTTATCACTACATTTTAAAAAGTAAAAACCTGATACATGTTGGTTCCAGTGTATGTGTGCACTATGATGACCACCACCTTTTTTAGCAAACTCTTGCACCCACATCTCACTAAACAAAGTTGTGTATTGTGACATGTCATAACCCTGATGATCTAGATACTCCCAAGATTTCTGGCCAATGTAATTTCTAAAATCTAAAAAATCATTATCAATTGTTAATGGTGTTGAATGATATGATCTTCCAAAATCACCATATTTTTTTATATATTCTTTTTCTCTCTTACGCGCATCAGAAATATATTTGTTACTTGCTTTGTTTAATGATTTTACAAACTCTGGTTTTTCCTCAGTCCAAATCACAGTTGGAAAATAACTATTTATAAACATTATCTAAAAGGCTTTCCTAAATGCCAAACAACAAGACTATATCTTGTGCCTGCTGTTACTGGTTTAACTCTATGCCAAACAAAACTAGGAAATACAATAATAGATCCTTTTGGTAATATCTCTTTACATTGTATTCTATGTTTTGATTCGTCACGCATATGTGGATCATAATTTCTAAAATCAAACTCTAATTCACCACCCTTATATTCTGAACCATCTGTTAATTGACAAGTCATAGATAGTTTTCTAATTTTACCATGATCAGGTGCGTTTTTATCTTCACGATCATAAGGTTTATTCCAACTATCACAATGCCAATCATAATATTGATTTAGTTTATATTTCGTAAATTGACAAGACTCAGATCTGTCCCATTCAAAATTCCAGCCAGCATTTCTATTTGCTTCGTGTACATATGGATGTAATTCTTTATAGATCCAGGTATCATTAAGCCATACTAAATCGGACTTTCTTTTACGTTGCATATTTTTAACTTCATCTTTATTTAATTTTTTATTGCCAAATCCACCA